ACCAAAAGTATTTATAACTGATTCTACTGGAGCGAATAATCCAGCAGTAGTTAAACGAGAAAATCCTTTAATTCCAGTCCATACATTGTAAGGAATTCCTAAAAATTTATTTTTAAAATTTTCATTTGATATTCTTTGATTTTCTTTTAGTTGATCTAATTCTCTTTTTGCTTTTGTTTGTGCATCAATTTCTATAAAGGTATCAACTAACTTACTTGATCCGATAGATCCATTTTGGTAAAGACCAGCCACAACACCAGCGGAAGCCGTAGGGTTTGATGATATAGTTTTTCTAAGTTCGTCACCTGCTGAGCCAGTAAGAACTGCTGCCTGTTGTTGTAAATCAATATAGTCTAATTGTTGTTGAGTAAGATTTCGATCTATTGTTCCTTCAACTATATAATTTCCTTTAGCATCTTTTTTAATAGTTGGATTTGCCACTAGATCCTGCCTTCAGCGCTCAAATACTCCAACATACGCCGAACATCTTCATTGCTTGGATCTTGAAGATATAGTGCTTGAATTAATCTTGCTGAGTTATCTATTTGTTGCTGAGGTGCTATTCCTGGTAGCGCAAGTTCTTGATCTAAATTATTTGTAATCGGAACATCAGGTCTTTCCGTAGGATCAGTAAGTGGTATAATTGGTGCAAACCGAGGCACATTAGATTGCGTTAAAGCAACAGGGTTACCTGCCATAGGTGCATCGGTTTGTTGTTTCAATTGTGCTTGACCTTGTCCATAGGCTAAGCCAGACATATAACGTGCAGGTTGTGTTCCTGATTGTCCTGCTCCGCCAGTTGCTGATATGTTTGCAGGATTATTCTGTGGTGCAGTTGGACGATCTCCGCCTCTATTTTCTGCCATAGTTCCTCCTACTTAGTAAATTGTGTTTTAATGTGGATTGATCCACCGCACCAAACATTATATTGAATTGCTATACTGACTGCTTTCTTAGCAGCACTTGATGCTTTAGCGTGTGTTTTTGTTTCTATTTCCATTGCCGATAGTGCGCCTAAGGCTAGAGAACCACCAGCACCTATTCCGTACAAACCTTTATCATCCCTCATATATCCATAGTCATCACTAATTTGATATAACTTTCCATTAAAACAAACTAATGCATCCCAACCAGAATCATCATCGTTTTTATTCTTTGGTGCTGGGTCATATCCTGCATCTGTTAATGCTTGTTTAATAGATGGTAAAACTCTAATCATCATAAATCTATCTGGATCTTGCGTTTTAATTACTTTAGGTGGTTGCCATAGATTATTAAGGATATCTCCCGCTATAGCATCACCTGCTACTGCAACTAAGTATTCTCCAACCTTAACTATCTTTTCACAACCTTTAGCCACATATGGTTTATCTGTATATGTAGTCATTGAGTCTGCTGCTAGAACAGCCCATCCTTTTCCTTGAATACCAACTATTGCTGTCATCATCCCCCACTTAATTATCTACGACGAATAGTTCTCACACTTGCGTTTGCTTCTCCACCTGATGTTAGGCTAGATAAAAGACTTTGAATATCTGGTGCTTGTTCTTGTGGTGGTAGTTCTGCAATACCTTCTTCAGGTATAGGACCTCCTACTGGGGCAGAAAAGGGAGCAGGGGACGTTTGCTCAACCTGAGTTTGTGCGCCAGCAGGAGGAACTTGTTGCGCTTGAGGCGCAAATATCTCTTCAATTGCATCCTCTATTGCTTGTCCCTTTTGTCTTGACTTAATAACTTCAGCAATTTTTCTAACGATGTCAGAAGGATCTTGTCCACTAGCGGCCATTTGTGGAATGGCTTGTGTGTATGCTTGAAGTGAACCGATAAGAGCATTACGCATATCTTCAATTTCAATCTTCTCTTGCTCTTGTGTAACATTAACATTAAATGGTAACTCTCTCATCGCCATATCTTTGGAGATTAACTTGCCTCCAAGAGCCTGTAACATAAATATAAGTCCTTGTGCTGGATTAAGACCAGCAAGCATTCCATAACGAACATCAGCAGAGTAATCTTTCTTGATGTCTTTACTTGGTTTGTATTCTAAAGCATATGGTGAGCCAGCATCTACGCCACGAATTGTCTTGACTTCATCAAAGAACATCTCATCAACTTCAAAGCAAAGGCTAATAACATCACGAAGTGCTGTAGCAAAGATTGCTTGTGCTGATTTAACCTGGGTATCAAAGGCTCCCATAAGAGCCTGTACACCTTGGCCAGTAACAATGGAAGCGTCGATGTTACCAGTACGTCCCTCTGGATAACGAGCACCGACGCGTAACTCTTGATTTAATAATTGTTGTTCAGTAAATGCACCTTGTGGTAGAGTAAGTTCTACACGACGAACACCTGCTGGGTTAGATGTACGGATAACTGCATCGCCACCAAGTTGCAACTCTTGTACATCTTGTGGGAGTACAATAGGGGCTTGTACAGATTTCTCTGCAGCCTCCATAGCCAACATAGCAAATCGGTTACGAAGTAACTGAATTCCTAGTACATCGTCAAACTGTCCACGCATCTCACCATCAATAGATGGACGCTTAGCAACTACAACCATCATTTTACCTAGTGGATTGCGTGCTTGAGATAAAACTAAATTTTGTCTTGTAGGTATATAAACAACAGATTGGTCTTTATCATAGTAGCGGATAATTTCAATTAAGTTATTGACATCTTGTTTGAATCCAGATGGGCCAAGTAGTTGACCTTCATACTCTGGGAATTGTGCTACTAGTTCACCTAGTGTTAATGAATATTTTTTTGCAAATGCAATGCATCGTCCATAGCGATCAAATTCAGGATAAGCCATCCTTGGGTTCTCTAGGCGAATACGAGGCAGTTTTGCATCCTGATCCAATTCAATTACGAATGGTAGGAATCCATATGTTATGTAGTGGTCCGCACCCGTGTACATAGAAACTTGTAAGTCGGAATTATTAAAATAGTTAGAAGCAATACGGGTACGATTATCAGCAAACCTACGAGCACGATCATTGACCTGGTTAGCGGATGAACAGTTAACCGCTGGAAGAGGTGCCATAACTTCTGAAAGATCCCTGGCAACAATATCAATAAAATTTGCCACGACATTTGTATCTACACCTTCTGGAAAGAAGTCAGGATAAACTTCAGAGATTTTACCTTGACGTACAGAAAGGACATCACCTGCACGAGCATCGCGCTCTGAAGCACGGTACTGAAGTGATTGAACTCTTACTGCAATCTGCTCTATTGATAAAGCCATTTATATCCTAACCATAGGTTTCTTGCCATTGCTCTGCAAAGGCGTCGTCTAAATTGATTCCGTATCTTTTATCTTTTTGTGCTCTAGTTGCCCAACGATTGTTAGCAAACTTAGTAGCATATGATGATTGTTGCATAAGTTCACGGACTTTAATAACGGCAAACCATAGTGCCATCACACAGTCAGTTGGATTTTTAGTGTCAGGTTTCCAAGTAATCAATTGCTGTACTAAGGACTTCAAGCCCTCAGAGCCTTCATTAGAAGGAAGTTCAATTAGATTATTATCTTGGAAACGAGAATCTCTTGTTGTTCCAAACAGTGATGCCATAGAGGCTACACCGAATCCTGTATCCCATTTATTCTTACCTGTGAAGTGAGAGTTAAGGGTACAGCCGTGAGCAGCCAACCAGTTGCGTAGATCATCATCTAAAGCGTAAGCCTTCTGGTGGGCGTTAATTTCTATTCGGATCTCTTGGGGTTTGTATTTAATAACCCATTCTTCTATAAGATCTCTAATTCTTTGTGGAGTAGTATCTGTCATATTGACGCAGTCTAATATGTAGATCTTACCATCGGAACGATTGTAAGTTATTACTACTGCTCCTGTGGCTCCTGCCATAGCAGGGTCGAGGCCGATAACGGTCTAAGAACCGTCAATATGTTTTGGATGGCCTGGGACTCCAGCCTTGAGTGGACCCCTCTTTCGCATTCCATTGACGCATCCAGCGACAATAGTTGGCGAGAAGATCGAGTCTTCCATAACATCTTCTTGTTGATAGACCAGCGCCCATACTGAGGGAGCAACTTCAGACCTTCTAGTAAAT